GACTTCGTACAACAGTTGAACTCACAACAATATAAAAAGGTTGAAAAGTTTTTCTCGACAATGCCTAAATTATCACATACCATTGAAGTTGTGAATCCAAATACAAAAGAAAAAGGTAGTGTCGTTTTGGAGGGACTAGCCGATTTTTTCGGTTAAGTATTGCAAGAGAGGATCTTGAATCCTATTACCGTATCAATTTTGCTCTCATGCAATACCATAAATATAGCTTGACGGAACTCGAAAATATGATTCCTTGGGAGAGAGACATTTATACGTCTCTTCTTAAACAACATATTGAAGAGCAAAATTTAAAGAACCAACAACAAGAGGGCGTCCAAAGGTATGGATGAACAAGGTAAAAAAATAAATTTAGGAAGTTTTTTTGGGAGATCTAGTTCACTCGATAAATTGTCGAGTGCTGCTTTTTCAAAATCAAATCCCACCATGACTGCGGTTGGTGATAATAAGTTATTGATTGAAAGTCTACAGTCTTCAATTGAGACAATACAATCACAAATTCAAAACATTGCAAATTATCTTATAGTAGAAAATAAAATACAGACAGACGTAGAAAAGGATAGAATTTTTCAAGAAGAGGATGCAAAACAAAAACAAGACATGAGAGACAGAGCTCTTGGTTTGCAGGGTATAAAAGGAGATAGAGGGTCTCAGGGGCCGAAAGGTGAATTTGGACAACAAGGTGGCGGTGGAAGTTTCTTAGGTGGTCTTTTAAAGGCATTAGCGATAGGTGGCACTCTAATCGCATCTGTTAAACTTTTAGGGCCAGTTCTCTTACCAATGCTTACAAAGGGAATATTCACAAAATTAATTCCTGCTCTTGGAAAAGGCATAAGTCTTGGTTTTGGGAAACTTGGAGGAGTTATTGCAAAAGGACTCACTGGTTCATTAGGAAAGTTACCGATTGTAGGTAAGGCTATTGTAGGTCTCGGATCAAAACTTATTAGTGGAATTACTTCAGTCGGAACAAAAATTGTAGGATCTATTGCTGCAGCTATTGGTCTCGGTGGGTTAGCTGGTGGTTCTGTAAAAGCTTCTGAATCAAATATGTCCTTTGCATCTGGTGATAGCAGTAGTGACGAAGGATTAGTTGAAGGTAGTAAAGATAAAACTGAAGTTGTTGAAAAAAGAAGTCTTGGTAGTCGTATCTTAGGTGGCGTTGATGCCTTATCTGGTAATTTATTAGACTTAGACAAAAAAGGTGGAGAAACTTTTGGTATGGGTAGAGTTTATGGTGGTGTCTTAGATGCTGTAACATTTAATAAATTTGATTTTGATAGAAAGAACTCAGTAGAGGCAAATGATCTCACATTCAAAGACATTAATCAACTAAAGTCATCCGTTGCAAATAATTCAGCTGCGATTCAGACAATCACAACTGCGGATTCACAAAATGTAGGAAGGACAAATTCTCCTGTGACAGTTCAAAACAGTAAACCACAAGTAACATACACGGAAATAAAGACAACGAAACCTGCTATACCTTTTATTAACACTCTAGGAAATCAATATCTATCTTTGTCTCCTCATACGAATAAATTGCCACCAGAAATCGCAAGAATGATTCAATAATGGAAAATACCTTTCTTATTACCAAGTGTATGTTACTTCCTAGTGAGGGATCCTCATTACAGGAAGAATATGACATAATCGCTGGAAATCCAATCATTGATTATTATGAAAGCGTTGAAAGTCCATCTATATCGATGACTGTTAGTTTTATTGACGTTGATCAAGTGATAGGTCGAAAGGGAATAACTGGTGGAGAGTATATTGATTTGATAGTTAAAGTTGATGATGAAGGTGCAAATGATTTTAAAGTTATGCATGATAAACAAAAGATGATACTAAATTCTGTTAGAAACATGATAACTGAATCTAACAAACAGGTAGCAACCTTAGAGTTTGTATCGGTTGAAACACTTGTGAATGAAACTGCAAGACTTAACAAAAAATATACTGGTAACATCTCAGATATTGTGGTGGAATTACTTGTTGGAGATACGAAAGGAATTCAAACCGCTAAAACATTATTTGGCCCTAAAAAGGAAAGTATTGGTGAAACTAATGTTGAGGAGGATAGAGCAACCAACTCTTATTCATTCGTTGGTAATTTAAAAAGACCATTTGATACAATTCAATGGTTATGTCCAAAGGGACAATCAGCAAATGATGATTTTGGTTTTTTATTTTATGAAACCTTAGATGGTTATCACTTTCGATCAATTAAAAGTTTATTAGAGCAAGATGCAATAACATATCAACAAACAGATGCACAGGGCATAGCTAATAAAATTTTACAAAATAATTTAAATCAAACAAATGATATTGGAATGAATATGAGAATGGGAATGTATGCTAATCGAACAATATACGTTGATATTGAAAATCAAACACTTGAAACAATTGATTTTAAAGCAGATGAAATAAAAACAAAAAAGAAAGCTGCCTTACCAGCAAATATTCAAAATTATCCAACTCGTCTCATGGTCAGAGTTGATGATGTTGGAGTTGCACAAGTCGGGTCAGCAAAGACAGATGTTCAACCTAAAAGTGAACTTGCCAAGTATCAAAATAAATCTTATATTAGAAATAACTTACTATTCTCACAGTCTCTAAGTATTTCAATTCCATTGAACACTACATTAAGAGCTGGATTCGTGCTTGATATTAGATTACCTCTTAAACAAGAAAAAGGAGACTCTAATGTGGACTCTTATGGTAATGATAGAAGTAATGACCCAAGCGGAAGATATTTAATTGGTGAGTTAAGACACCTAATTGGTGGTGGAAAGGCTGAAACACAACTCAAATTAATTCGTGATGTGTTTACTGTGGATAAAACTGGAATCACAGACACAGGTGAATTGATTCGTGCTGACAATCGACAGTATGGAAACACTTGGCCAGCATACAACACAAAGACTTCCAGATAAAACGCTTAAATAAAAGAAACAGGAGAATCAAATGAAATCAATCGAAGATCACATTGAATACGACAAGAAAATTGCTGACGACCCACAGGCAAATCCAGCAGCAAGAAGACATGCAAAAGAAGAGTTGCATGAACTTGAGGAGTATGTGGAACATCACAAAGAAGAAATTGAAGCAGGCGATCATCATGACCCAAATGCTTTAGAATTATTCTGCGATATGCATCCAGATGAGCCTGAGTGCCTAATATATGACGATTAATTAGATGTATCAACCATCAGCCACAAACTTCATGGGGAGAGACCCAATGCAATGGTGGATCGGTCAAGTTACCGATCCTGAGAAAGGAGAGTGGGGTGATGCCTTAGAAAAGACAAGAGCTGGTGATAAAGATGAGAAAGATATTTATTCACATCGATGTCGTGTTCGTATTGTGGGATATCATGGATGTGAAGATGATTTAGCAGATAAAGATTTACCACTTGCACACGTTCTTTTACCACCAAACACTACGACTACTGGCGGTTGTGGTGAAACAATGCAATATCAAGGTGGAGAAGTTGTGGTTGGATTTTTCTTTGATGGTGCAGATGGACAACAACCAGTTATATTTGGAACTTTGTTCAGACAGTCTTTCGTTAAAGATGAGTTAACGTCAGCACAGTTCAATGCAAAGAAACAAACTTGTTTTGTTCCATATACTCCACCAAAAGTGAATAGCAATCTTGGTAAAAATCAAGTTAGTGTAAATTCGCCAGTGAAGAAAGGTTTTAGTAACGGTGAAAATGATCCAGTCGTTGCACACAATCAAAAAGAAAAGGCAACTGAAATAAAAGTTGATAATGCTACCGCATGTAAAGATAATGAAGTAACAAAAATAAAAAATACAATTAAAGATTTTACTCAGAAGATAGAAACCTTACAATCATTAAACTCTGCAAATACTTTTGTGAATCCCATCTATGGTGGTATTGTTGATATTCAATCTGAAATAAAATTAGCATCAAATAAACTACAAAATTCCACAACCAAGTTAGTTCGTCGTGGTCGTTCATGGGTTATTAACGAAACTCTAGATAAATTATCACTGACTCTAAAAGATAAAACACCTAAAACGATGCAAGCAGAGGTGGGGAAAGCAACCAAATCATTGACCGATGTGATGTTTTGTAACTTTGAGAAGATACAAGACGAATTATTAGATTATCTTGCCAAAAGTTTAGAAAATATGATTGGACAAGTATTAGACGTGCCTCTTTGTGGTATCGAAAATTTCTTGAGTGATATGTTTGGACAGATTAATAATATTCTGGATACTCAATTAGGAAGTATGTTTGATCAATTAAACTCGATTCAAGGTGGTGGAATTGCTTTACCAAGTAAAACATTCACAAAGGCTCTTAAGTATGCCAATTTTGTTACTAACGCTCTTGAGTGTGATGCACAGAACTGTCCCGACAATACGACATATTCTTCAAAAGGTGGACTTTCTTTTGCAGGCGATGACGATTTATCTAATATTATTGGTAAGATGGGAATAAGTTCCTTACTTGATCCTCTTCTAGATAATCTTGATGGTGCAATTCCAGCAGTTCCATCACGACCAGATTGTAATACCAATGTTCTAAAATGTGGCCCACCTAGAGTTGATTTTCTTGGTGGTTTCAAAGGTGGTGGTGAATTTGCAACTGGAAGTCCAATTGTTAATGTTCTGGGTCAGGTAATTGGTGTTGCAATTAATGGAACAGGTTTTGGATATACAGAACCACCTTTAGTTTCTTTCTTTGATAGTTGTGAAAACGGTTTTGGTGCTGCAGGCTATCCTATTATGGGTGAAGTTACTGATCCGAATGGAAATACTTCAACTGGTGTGATAGCTGTCGTTATTACTTCTCCTGGCCAACAGTATCTACCAAATACAACAGAGACTGACATTGATGGGAATGTGAAAGAAATATTCCCAGATCCAAATGGAAACTATGATGGTGAAGTATCTTATGTGACCACTCTGGATGATGTCATTGTACAGAACACAGGATTTGGATATGAAGATGGTGATACAGTCACAATTGGTGGTGGATCTATTGGTGATGATGCAGTTGGCCAAGCAGAGGTTGAGTTAAATATTCAAGATGGTTTGATTGTGGGTGCGAATGTTGTTAATGGTGGATTTGGATTCACCTCGATTCCAGATGTGACAATAAATAGTGACACTGGAGCTCTTGCTAAGTTGACACCACTTCTTAAATTTACTAGAATTGATGATGCGTCTCAACTAGCTCAAATATCACAAGACGCTGTTGTAACTGTAATTAGTTGTATTGAAAAGTAAATGACAAAAGAACCAGACGATAAAAAAAATCTGTTTAGGAAAAATTTTCCTAGATTTTCTGTTCAAAGTGGACAAAGCAGTATTCATGGTGATACAAACTTTGAAGTCCAAACACAGGAAGCACAATCTTTTGCATTTCACGCTAGTACAGGAGAGGGTGCATCTGAAGGAGGTGGGCCTGGAACAGGCAAAGCAGTTCTATACACGCCAGGATCTTCAACTGAAGTTCTTGGAGAGGGTTTAAAAGTTAGAGACGCTGGTGATGTCGTTCAACTTCCAGCAAAGATTATAAAATGTAAGAGAGGTGACACTATTATTGAATGTGAAAATGGTGACATCGTATTAAGAGGAAGAAACATCACTATTGATGCAACTGGTGGTGGACAAGATGGTGTCGTTAATATAGTTGGAAGTCGAATTATAGACGTAGATGCTCCTGATATCAGACTTCAAGGAGAAAAAATAACAGAAAGAGCAACAAAAGACTTCATTATGATTAGTGAGGGTTTTACGGAAATGAAGTCTGCTTTTACCATTGCTGCGACTAAAGCTGATGAACAGTTTGGTGCAATGGCTGAAGTTTTAGAAGAGGCAACAAGTATTATTAAACCAAAAGTAGGTGAAGCAACACAGGCAATTAAGAAAAAAGTAGAGGACTCAGGGTTAAAAGATAAATTGAGAGATGTTGCTGAAGGATTTGCTGGACAATTTGGAGGATTGTAATGAACGTTTCTAGAGAACAAATAGATAAATTAATTGTGGGTGGAGGTGATCCATCATTTCCAGATGGTGGCCCTGATGTATCACCAACTGGAACTGCGATTTTAAATGGCCCTGTCTATGTTGGAAAACCAACAGCATCACCAGATTATGAGGCTAATTTGAATGTTGCCTCGAATGGTGTGACTCAAAGCACATTTGATAGACAACCAAAATATCAAGCGAATCTTGCAATAAAAGTTGATGGTAATGTTAGAATACAAGGTGATGGTAAAACACCAAACGCTCTAGCTGTTACTGGTAACTCAATACACCAAGGTAATTCTCAACAATTTGGTGATAAACTTCATCAGGGTAATTTAAAACAAAGTAATTTACAAAATTGTACAGGACAATCTTGCTCTTGGTCTGGTAGCACTATCAACGCTCAAGGTTGGAAAGGATTTGATATCAAACATCCCACAAAAGAGGGATATCGATTAAGATACATATGTTTGGAAGGCCCAGAGGGTGGCGTTTATCATCGTGGTAGACTCACAGAGACTAACGTAATTAATCTACCAGATTACTGGAAAGATTTAGTTGATATTGATAGTATTTCTGTTCAGTTACAACCAATCGGAAGACAACAAAATCTTGTGATTCAAGAAATTGATGAGGATTTTATTGTTATTGCAGAGGACTCAACTAATACTGATTTGGTTACTGGTTTATCAACCATCGATTGTTTTTACCATATATATGGTACAAGGAAGGATGGAGAAGTCCTTATCCCAGAATATAAGGGTGAAACTCCAGAAGACTACCCAGGCAACAATAACCAGTATTCCATAGCTGGATATCATTATGACAGGAGAACACTTTAATGGCTAAATTTTATACTAATCTTACAAATCATGCGTCAGGTACTATAGAAAGTATTCAAAACAATGGTGGTGAATACGGCATAAGTATAAGTCAAGACGTTGACGCTGCAGAAGTTAAAGCTTCAGATGGATTTACAAGTGGTACTGGAGCTCCAGTTAAAATATCAGTATCTGGTTCTAATTTAACCTTTACAGTTGTTGGCGTTGGGAGTTCAACTTTAACATTAACTTGATCTTTAATATCATAAATAAACTTAGACAGAATCTGTAA